GTCCTGCTCGATGACGAGACACAGACGGAATTCTTGAACGAGTGTCTACATGACTACTGGGCACCGCAGCTTCGTGAAATGTTCACGGCTGCAATCAGGGATTCCAAATGCGTCGTCAAGCTCAGTTGGCCGGACATTCTCGACCCGCTCATGACGATTGACGAGTCGGAACATGGAATGCTGGAAATTATTCCACCCGATCTTGTCGATATCGAGCGTGACGCAAAGAACAAGAACGTAATCACTCGCGCAGTCATTCATCGCCGGATGAATTTCATCATCAACGAGGGTGATCCTTCGACGGGTTCAGAGCCTCAGACCGAGGTTCATGACGTATTGGAAATCATCGACCGGCAGACGTACAGCTTCTACGACCAAATGACAGGCAATTGGCTGGACTCGATGGCAGCACCTAACCGTAACGGCTTCGTTCCGGTGTTGGAGGTCTTCAACGAATGGGATGCTGCGCTTCAGGGCGGACAGTCTGATCTTGAAACTGTAATTCCGTTTATGCAGGCTTTTCACGACGTGCTGACACAGAGCTTGCAGGCGCATCGGTACCACTCTACCCCCAAGCTGAAATTGAAGCTTTCCGACGTAGCATCGTTCATCAGGAATAACTTCCCGGCCGCGTGGGATGAAGAGAGAGCCACGATAATTCCACAATCTGAAATCAATCTCAACGGCCGGGAAGTCCTGTTCTTCACGTCGGAGGAGGATGGGGAGTTTCTCGAAGCCAAGTCGGTGTTGGGAGAGTCCAGGGAGCTTCTGGAATTTCTGATCGACTGTATCTGCATCGCTTCGCAAACTCCTGAGTGGGCTTTCATGCGTGTCGATTCGGGTTCAGCCAATTCAGATCGCAATGCGCAGACTGTGCCTCTTGTGAAAAAGGTCGAGCGCAAGAGGCACAACATGGTCGATCCGGTTCAGATGCTCTGCAAGATGGTCTTGGTTGCTAGCGGTCAAATTCCAGACCGTCCGCAAGTCACTTGGGAAATCGTTCGCACGGATGACGAATTCGTTCAGATGCAGGCATTCCAACAGCTTGTCATGGGCCTTGAAGTTGCGAGGACTCGCGGTGAGATTTCAGATGAGACTTACATGAATTCGATCCGTGCGTTCCTGCCGGGGATGAAAGCTCCTTCCGACGAGAAAAAGGACATTCCACCGGCTCCTGTAATTCCGGCTCTTCCTCCCGGCCCGCCGCAAAGTGGCACTCCGGTTACAGGTGCAGCGCAGTGAGGGTCAGGCCGCATACCGCTCGTACCGGCAGGCCGCACAAGCTGAAGTTGAAAAAGCGGGCACGGAGAAAATTGCTGGGAAAGCGTAGTCCGAAGCAGTTGGCTGCTGCCACTGCAAAGCGCAGGCGCAGGAGGAAGTAATGGCCGCGACACGGAGAAGGCGCAAAAGTGGAATTTACATCAAGCCGAAGAACCGTGGAAAGCTCAGGGCGTCCACGAAGACGAAGAAGGGCAAGAAAATTCCAGTCAGCACTCTTCGGCGTTTGAAAAAGTCGAAGAATCCCAAAACGCGGCGTCGTGCCACGTTTGCACTGAATGCCCGGAAGTGGAGAAAGACAGGAGGCAGAAAACGGTGAAAATTGCAAAGAACATGGGCAAGCCGAATCAGCGGCTCATCGAGCCTCCGCGTCGGTTCATCGCCAAGGTCAAGCCGCTACTCGGCTTCTACGGCCGATTTATCTACAGGTAGGAGGAACGATGGCGAGAACAATTCTGTCGGGTGGAAGAGTCGGCACGATCCAGTTCCTTCGAATGCCGCAGATCGCGCACTTGAAGGAAATTGGCCGTGGCGGTGTCAACCCGGCTTCGGGAAACATTCCGGCTGGGACGAGAGTGACGTTCGTTCGCAAGCCGAGAGCACAAGGGAGGTAGCGATGGTAAGAATTCTGAGAGCGCTCGACCCGATGGTCTACAAGTCGCTTCAGCGTGGGAATCCTCCTGCGCAGACGTTCGGCCAGAAGACCGCCGGTGACGCTCAGGTTCAGGGACTTGCGGCTCTGGCCGCAACAAGGGTTCCGGCTTGGGAAGCTGTAATGGCTGCACCACTCGACCGTTCCAAGATTCCGAGGTAAGGAGGAATTATGCCGACAAGAAGCAAGGCATCGGTCAAGCGGCTGCACGTCAGCGATCCGTACAACCTGTATTCGCAGTACGGCGCAGGCTTCGGCCTCAACCCGACGGTGGCGACATTCACACCGGAATTCGATCAGTTCTCGAACAACACGAACCCGACGTACGATCCGTCGAAGCATCCGGGCGCAGTTACATTCGTGCAGCGGGCACCTAGGCCGATTGGCATGGCGTCGGGCCACATGAAGGCAATTCCGCCGAACCGTCAGACGATGTTCGGTGGCAAGACGCTCAAGAGAAGGTAGTCATGTCCGACCAGCTTGTTGAAATTTTCGAACAGTTCGATGATGTAGTCGCTGAAATGACAAGCGATGCATCGGGCCTCGTACCGCTTCCTGCCGATGTTGTAGAGCGTGTGACGGAAGGTGACGACGATCCGAGATTCGCCACTTTTCAGATCGAATCAGGCTGGTCGAAGTCGAAGCGGTTCTGGGGGCCGGAATTGTTCGATACAGTCGTGGCCGAGATAAACAACTCGGCTCGCGGTGGAGAGGCAATCGTCGGGTATCAGGGTCACATCAAGCCTGAAAACGATGCATATGAATTTCCACCGATCAAACTGCACTGGCTGGGAGCAAAGCTTCTGCAACGTGACGGTGACAATGCCAAGCTCGCAGTCAAGGCATATGTGATGCCCGACGCAAGAGACTATTTCAAGCGCGGGTTCGTGAAATCCGTCTCTTGGCGCGGCAAGGTGCGTCAAGAGGCGTTCGGCAAAGGTGTGAAGATCAAGGAATTCCTGATCGAGAGCATCGACATGGCTCGGCCGAGGACGGCCGGGATGAGTGCGCGTCTTGTAGGCTCACTCACAAGTGAAATGGAAACCGAGGAAGGAGGCATCGTGAAGCCGGAGGAAATTTCTGCGCTTCAGGAGAACGAGCTTCGCGCACACAATCCCACCCTCGTTCAGACCATCGAGACAGAGGCTCGCAAGCCTTTGGAGACGAAGGTAAGCGAGATGGAGGATGCCGAGGCAGCGTCGAAGCCCACGCTCGATCTGATTTCGGAATTTCGGAAGCTGCTCGGGCTGGCCGACGACACGGACGACCTGACAACCGTGCAGGCAGTAATTGCGGAGCTTCGCTCGCACGGCAAGAAGCTCCGTGACTCCGTGCTCGACCGGGTGCTCAGCAAGAAGCTCACGGGCGGCGAGGAGCGCGACAGGCAGCTTGTCCGCTCTTTGATCGCCACGGAGATGCGCGACCGTGAAATCAAGCTCACGGGCATCGAGGACGACGACGACAAGACCGTCACCGAGATGGTCAATTCCGTCATCGACGGATCGACGCAGTTGAAGGAAATCGTGTCGGAGATGGAGCAGACTCCTGCTGCGCCTCCGGTGAATCAACCGCCGCGTGGTCAGCAGCGCGAATTGAAGGCTGGCATGACGACCAGCACAATTCGCGTTCGCTCCGCGTCCCGCTAGAAAGGAGGAAAGATGAGCGAGACAGAGAACGGAACCGAAGAGCGGCCGACATTCGCCCCGCAGGACGACGCAATTGCGGCGGGGGAGCACATTCCGGAGGAGACGTTGGAGGCAGTCGGGGTTTCGGGACAGCCGTTTCCCAGCCCGCAATTGTCCCAGCCGTCGCTCTTGCAGAACCCGTACATGAGCGAGGAGGATCAATTCATGGAGATGGAAGCGCAGGTAGTCGGCCCGCCGCAGTACGGCTCGCCCGATCCCGCAACGTCGGCAGGCAGGCTTCTGCCGCTCGAACAGCACCCGCTCAACCCGGAGGCGCTTCCGGCCGATCATCCGGCAGCAATTTCAGCGGACTACGGCGAGGGCTACGGCCGCACGGTCGTGGGAGGGGTCGTAGAGCGCACCGATCTGGAAACCGCTCTTGCCGGTGCCGGTGGCGGTGGCGACGTGAACGCGACTGCTGCGGCCGTGCAATTGGCCGACGACAACGGTGTCGATCTAAGCGAGGTAGACGGCACCGGCGTGGACGGCAAGATCACGAAGGACGACGTTCAGAACTACATCGACTCCATGAGCTAAGCCACGAAGGGAGGGAAATTAGATGGGTCAGCTTAAGCATGACGGTCGTGCCACTCAGGGCGGCGTCACCGCTCCCGCTGGTGACTTTCCCTTCGGGGATTTGTTCCGGATCAACGGTTGGAACGGAATTGCCTTGCAGCACATCGCAACAGGCGATACCGTTCGGACTCTCGATCTGGAAATTGCACCGGATCGCGTTTGGTACGTGAAGATTCCGGCAGCCGCAGCACCGGCAGTCGGTGACTTCCTCTACTGGACGGCCGGTGCGGGTCTGAAGCGTGGTGACACCGATATCACCACGACGGCAACCGGATCGCCAATTGCCAAGGTGGAAGAGGCGAAGGATGCCAACAACTACTGCGCAATTCGTGTCCTCAACGTCGGCCCGTAACGAAGGGAGGGAATTCACAAATGGGTAGAAGCACAGGTGGAGTCCTCCTTCCGAAAGTCGGGACGATGGACTCGATCACGCAGTACGACAAGCGGCGCGGGATCATGCGAATTCAGCATGACGGCACGTTCGCTCCGCTGGAAGGAATGTCTCGCTCAATCGTGCCCGTCTTCGACGGCGAGCGCGATCCTTCCAGCAATTTGACTCACAGGCGTTGGATCGGCGCAAACGTCGTGGGTGAGATGCAGTCGGTCATGACGCTCATGGCGTCGGAGATGGAGCATCGTCTGACTCCGCAATTCTTGGAGCAGGCACTAGCGCTCGATCTTCTTCAGCCGGTGAGCGAGATGATCACCACTGCGCAGGGCGCAATGGACTTGCTCGAAAAGGTGCGGCTCGATATCGACACGGGACTCGCGGACGTTCCGCTTCTGTATCAGCCGCTCTACGAGCGGGTCAACGGCCCGTTCCCCGGTGGTTCTGTTCAAATTGGCGGAGACGTGCTGTTCGACGCCAACGTCGTCTTCTTCCAGAAATTCGAGGCAGGCGAAATCGTATTCGGAACGCTCGCACGGACGGGAGCACCGTCGTTCGTCCCGATTGCGACGTACGCAGCCGGTTTCGAGTGGACGGAGGACATGATCGAATTCGACCGGAGCTACGAGATTGGCATGAATTCTCGTGCGTTCGGTCGAGCGTACAACTACCTCCTGAACCACATTCACCTGTCTCCGATCATCGCGTTCTCGTTCACAGGAAACAACGTGACGGCTCCGGTGACGGGACAGGGTTCGCTTCAGGCGAACACCCTCGTTCAATTCCAGCAGGCATATCGCACGGCGGCTCTTGCAGTTCCGCAGCGTGTGCCGACCTGGATTCTCGCGAACGAGGCGGACAGGTTCCAGATCGAGGACGCACTCCTCACTCCGGTTCTGGACGGCAACGGCAACCCGCTGCGCCGTGTTCCCGTCGAGGGAATTATCTACTACAACGGCGCAACGCTCACCAACGGCGTGAAGAACTACACGTACCCCGGCGTCACTGCGGGAACGTGTTATTTCATCATGCCGCGTTTCCGGATGAAGGAGCTTGTGCATCACGACCTGCGGATCGACATTGGCCCTGCGGACATTTCACGTCTGATCGAGGGCCAGCAGGTTGCACGGACTCGGCGTGGTACGTACGTCGATATGGCAAACTCGATTCAGAAGCTCACTCTGTCCACGTCGCCCACGTAATTTCAGCCGGGGGCTGGGTTCGCCTAGCCCCCACTGAAATCCCGGAAAGGAGGGAATTACATGGCTAGACCACGGATGGAGGCTCGTACGTCATACAAGGCGCTGACGTACCTGCACCTTCCTGTGATCGAGAAGGACTTCAAACCGGGCGACACCGTGGAATTGGAAGACCTGGAAGCGGCTGGACAGGACGACGATCAGATCATGGAAATGGTGAATGCCGGTTCTCTCGGAGACGAGGATTCCGACATTCATCCGGCTCACATCATCCCCGATCCTGCAATGCCGACAATTGCGAGTGTCGTTGCGAACGCGCAGCGTCTCGTAGCCGACCTGAAAAAGAGCGGCGAGGAAATTCCAGCCGAGCTACAGGCGGTCGCTGACCTGGATTACAACCAAATTCAGGCTGGTGACGAGGGAAAGTCGGGTGACGCAAATGCGTGACGCGATCAGGCATCAAACGGTCTGGACGTGCGAGAAGTGGAGTCAAGAGGCATGCGACTTCGCTGCTCGCAAACTGGAACGGCTTGGAATTTCACATATTCCAGGTGAGCTTCGTGAAATCGTCACTCCGACTCGCAAGCTGTATGTTCCCCGGCTCATGCCGATCCGCGAGGGGATTTCAAGCGCGATCCTTCGCAGTATCGTCGGCCCGCCGGAAGAATGTGTTGAAATCGTCGGCAACCTTCTCGTCAACGAGGGAATTCAGCGCATGCAGGACATGACGATGATCGCTACCGTCCTGTCCAATCAGGTAGCAGGTAACCCGTGGAGCAATGCCAACGCTTTCACGGGTGTTGGTGACAGCAACACCGCAGAAGCAGCTACGCAGACAGAATTGCAGGCTGCAACAAACCGCTTCTACAAGGCAATGAACGCGACGTATCCGTCTCGTTCGAACCAAACGGTGAGCTTCCAGTCCGACTTCGCGGGCACGGAGGCAAATTACGCCTGGGCGGAATGGTCAATTGCGGCTGGTGCGACTACGGCCTCGGGTGCTGGTTTCACAAACGGCACAACGAACCTCAACCGCAAAGTGGCGTCCCTCGGCACAAAGGCATCGGGAACGTGGACGCTTACGGCTCAGATCACGTTCTCCTGAAATTCGTTAGGAGCGCCAGCTTCCCGGCCACGAGGGGTTGGCGCTCCTAATGCCGGGTGCGACTACCAATTACGGGCTTCGTTATCCGACAGCGACCGATGCACCGAATGTTGCAACAGACATTCAGAATTTGGCATCGGATGTAGATGCGAAGGTTCCGGCTGTTCCTATCGGCGGCTCGATGGAATGGGATTACGGCGCGGCTCAGATTCCATCCTGGGCCTTGTTGCAGTACGGACAAGCAATTTCACGCACAACCTACTCGTCTCTGGCCGCTCTTGCGGCGGCTGTGAGCTATCCACACGGCTCTGGCGACGGCTCTACGACGTTCAACATCGCAGACAAGCGCGGTAGGGTGAGCGCAGGCAAAGACGACATGGGTGGAACGGCCGCAAATAGAATTACAGCCGCTATTTCAGGGACGGCGGGAACAGTTCTCGGTGCAGCGGTCGGTAACGAGGGTGTAGCACTCACAACTGCCCAAATTCCATCTCATTCACATAGCGGTGCGACGAATACGGTGTCTGCCGATCACTCGCATGGGTTCACAACTGGCGGCAGAAGTCAAGGGCATGCACATTCCATCGGAACGAATGTTGCTGGCAACATTTCAGGTGCTAACCCCAATGCGATCAATGCGACCGACTACCCAATTGACTCCTGGGGTGGTACGCAAGGTGAGACAGTTGACCATAACCACTCAGGGCAAACGGGTGGAATTTCAGCAAACCACACGCACCAAGTGTATGCTGACGGTGGTGGCGGTGCTCACTTGAACACGCAGCCGACAATTATCGTCAACAAGATCGTGAGGGCACTTTGATGGCAAAAAAGAAAATTGTAATGCGGGCAGTGCGAACAAACGAGCGGATTACACAGGAAAAAATTCGGAAAGGCATGCAAGATCATCATGACGAGTACGTAGCTAACCTGAAACGTGAGCATGAGCGTAGATTGCTCGACGCCGAACCTGCTGTTTATGAAATTCAGCAGAACAACAGCGAAAAGCCTCTTGTGCTCGGTCAAGGAATAATTGTTCTACCGGGGCATTATTACGTCGATACGGACGAGCAGACCTTCGGGATTGCTCCGATGGAACTGGAAGCTAATTACGAACAAGTAAATGCCTGACGAACACAAAAATTTCGCATATTCGACGGTGGCGACCCCTCCATCGCCGGGAGCTACGGGTTCAACTCTCGTCGTGGCTGCCGGAGATGGAGCAAAATTCCCAACTCCACCGTTCAATGTGACGATTTGGCCCATTGGCACGATTCCACTGACGACAAATGCTGAAGTTGCCCGTGTAACTGGAATTGCGACCGACACGCTGACATTTGCGAATGCCAGTGGAACCCGAACACCGCAGGAAGGGTCAAACGCTCGCACAATCATCGCCGGTGATCAGATTTCAGCGGCAATTACAGCGAAAACGCTTCAAGACGTTGAAGACTCGCTTCGCTATGACGGAGATTTCGTAGCCGGGAATTATCTCGACGGCGATATTGTCGTCAGTAACGGGATTGCATACCTCTGTACGAAGGCAACGAGTGTTGCTCCGACAGCTTGGCCTGGTGGAATTGCACCAGCGGTTCAGCCACTTGTCGTCAGTTACGGAACGACACTTCCTGCCTCACCCACGGACGGTATGGAAGCAATTCTTGTTGACTCGGTGACGAATCCGTCCTATCAGTGGCGATTTCGCTACAACGCTGGATCGACTTCTCCCTACAAATGGGAATTTGTTGGTGGGGCAAAGGCTAAAGTGTTGATCGCGGCTTCTGTTGCTGCTGCAACCGGGTGGAATGCTATAGCTCCGACATTCACCTTTCCGCGTGCTGGCGATTACGAATGCTCATCGTATGGAATGTTCTCTGGCTATTCCACAAATTGTTTGATGGGTGTCAATATGTATATCGGTGGTGCGTTGAACGGGCCGAATGGAAGCTGTGCTCAGCACGTTTGGGGACAAGGTGGATATACTTCAGCGGAAATTACGGATCGCCTTCAGAGCGGTCTAGCGGCTGGCACTCAAATGCAACTTGGCTATTATCTCGGAGCCGGTACCGGAAATCTCAGTGATCGCTACATTGCTGTCAGGCCGGTGAGGGTCGCATGAGCACACCAAATCCCGCAACAACTCCGTGGGTACCTGTTTGGAATTTGAACGGTGGCATGGACTTGCGCTACAACGGTGCATGGCAAGCTGGAAATTACAGTGACGGCGATGTAGTCGTCTACCAAGGTGTTACGTATCTCTGCGTTCGGCCGACAAACAAGGCTCCGACACCTTGGGCACCTGGGCAATTGGTTGTGCAACCTTCTGTGCGTGTTTATCGCTCAACTTCGCAGTCAATTCCAAATGGTTCCTGGACAGCAATTTCGTGGGATTCGATTCGTTATGATCGTGGCCCTGCTGTGCATTGGAATGTCAATCAGCCTACAAGACTGACTTGCCAAATTGCAGGAACGTATATTGTTTGGGCCGGAGTCCAATGGAATAACGGCGGCGGGGGCAATATCAGAGCGGCGCAGATATATTTGAATGGCTCGATTTATCTCGGCGCTGGTGGTATACGAGGATCTTTGCAGACTGCCGATTATCAGAATTCAAATACGCCGACGCTTGTATCGCTCAATGTCGGTGATTACATTGAATTAATAGTGTGGCAGGACAGTGGTGCTGCATTGGGCACACTTGCTAGTGATGGCGGTTCTAACCGATCACAGTTGGAATTTAGCATGGCTCTCGTTGGAGGTATGCAAGGCCCGCCAGGTCTGGCCGCAAATGTCAATTACGGAACAACGTTGCCGCCGTCACCGGCTGACGGTCAAGAAGCGATTCTTGTTGATTCAGTCACGGCTCCAACGTATCAATGGCGATTTAGGTACAATGCTGGACATACAAGTGATGCTTATAAGTGGGAATTTGTCGGAGGAACACCTTGGGAACAAATCGGGATTGGTGGTGCATTCTGGGGAACGTTCGAGGGAACAATTAGTACAGGATTCACTCGACTAACAACTGTAGGCCCACAATTTACAGCACCGAGAGCAGGAATTTATGATGCAGAGGGATGGGCCATTGCTCAAAATGCTGGCGGTCAGAATCTCGCAGCATTCATCATCTCCACTTATCCAAGCGGAGTGGGTTGGCAAGGATTTGAGGCAGGAACAGTACCGTATGCTGCTGGTTCTGGTGGATCAATTTCATCAGCCAAAATGATTACACTAACAGCAGGTCAGGTAATTGAAATGCTCTATTGCACATCGAATGCAAGCTATCAATCTAATTTCAATAACCGCTCCATGCGTGTGATTCCGAGACGAATTGCATGAGTGTTGTAATTCCTGATCCGGCTCAGACTGATTGGGTGCCAATGGGCTTTGGGCTTGGTGGCCCACTTCCTAGTCAACCAAGTGTGCGAGTCTATCGCTCGACACAACAGTCAATTCCAAATGCAGCTTTTACTGCACTTTCTTTCGACACTGTTCGTTATGATACAAGCGGGCAATGGTCGGCAGCTAATCCGACAAGGTTGACGTGTCAAATTGCTGGCACTTATAGTGTTTGGGCAAATTTTGTGTTTTTGACGGCTGCTGGTGGTCAGTCCCGTTTTGGTCAAATTGTGAAAAACGGCACACAGGCAATCAGTAAAACTGGTCTGAATGCCGTGACAATTACAGCCGCTGCTCCTTCCGTAGCAATTCCGGCGCTTGTTCAGCTAAATGTCGGTGATTACCTTGAAGTGCAGGTTTACCAAGATAGCGGTGCTGCGCTGAATATTTGGGCTAGTGATGCAGCAAATGCGCAAGACAACAACGAATTTGGAATGACTCTCGTTGGTGGAGTCCCTGGGCCACCTGGCCCGACAACTTCGGTCAGCTATGGAGTTAATTTACCTACGAATCCGGTCGATGGGCAAGAAGCAGTGTTGGTGGACTCGGCTACGAACCCGAGCTATACTTGGCGCTTCCGCTATAACAATCAATCAACTTCTCCCTATAAATGGGAATTTGTTGGTGGTTCTCCCGCTTCAAGCAACGTCGATGCCCAGGAGAATGTGACAAGCACGACTTATGCGGCGCTGACAACTCCCGGCCCCTCAATCACACTTCCGCGAGCAGGTGATTATACAATTTTCATTGGAACGGATATTGGCCCAGTTTCAACCGATTTCGGCCGTATGTCTTACGACATAGGAGCAACAGGCGCAGTTGATAACGACTCTGTAACAGTTATGGGTACTTCAGTTGGATCAGCAAATTATACCTCACGAATTTTGGCACGAACTGGCTTTGCCGCTGGCACGACGCTGACGATGAAATATAGAGGCAGTACGACTACTGGCGTCGTGTTCAGAAGGCGGGCTATGTCTGTATGGCCTGTGAGGGTCGCATAATTAATGTTTGGTGCTAACGCATTCGGCT